GGAATAACAATCCTGAAAATCTACAAACTCTTTGTGCATATTGCCATGGAGCTAAGCAAAAAATAGATATTGAATTTTGCCCATTATGACCGATGAAAAAGAAAAATCACTCCGCCGAGCGATTAAGGCCGAGCTGCTCCCGCTCGTGGCCGGATTAAGAAATGAATTGAAAGAAGCCAATAATAAACTAGAGACGATTGCGAAAAAAAAAATTGAGATCGAAGTAAATGTCCCGGAGGGGATTGACATTAAAAATCTCCCCGAAATCCAAAAAACGGAGGTGATGAACTTCCCGGAGGCGGTCAAAGAGATGGAGGTCAAAGGATTCGCGGCGCACTGTCTTGATTTTCTGGAGGCAACAAAAGGGCTGGGACATCTCATAGTCGGGGCGATAGGTAAAGCGATGGGGGAGGCCAAGGAGCACATCTTCCGCGTCGAGGTTCAGAATCAAAAAGAGTTTCCGAAAGAGCTCATGGTGCGGGTGGCGAACCCGGAGGATATGAAACAGGAGTTATCCGAGCCGGTCCGGGAAGTCAAGATTTTGAACAGCCAGCCCGGAGAGGCTGTGCCGGTGGTACTCACGACGCACGACAGGAGAAAGTTTTACGAGAGCATCCAGCAAGTCATCGCCGGAAACGACATCAACCTGGATGGCGTCAAGACGCGGCTCGATGCCATAAAAACCGCGGTGCAGAACATTGACATCGACGCGGACAGCATCAACTTAAACACTGACCAGCTTGAGGCTAAGTTAGATACGTTACACACAGATTTAGATACAGTTGAGGCCAAACTACAGTCAATAATTGATAACACAGACACAGTTGAATCATTGCTAACGAACATTGACACGGATTTAGGAACGAGCACGGATGTGGAAGCAACTGGCAATGGTTCAATAATAGCTGTTTTGAAAAGAATCAGGACACTTCTTGAAAAAGCGTCATCCTCCTTGGTTACGAGCGTTGCCGCGTCAACCACGGCAGTTACGCTTTTGGCTTTAAACATGAATCGCAAACATTTTTCGGTGTTTAATGATTCAAACAGCGCCAACTTGTTTCTTAAACTCGGCACTGGTGCATCCAGTACGAGTTTTACGGTTAAAATTGAGCCAGATGGATTTTACGAGTGGAATAATGGCGGGGTGTACACCGGAATCATTGAGGGCGTGTGGAGCGTAGCGAGTGGCAATGCCAGAATAACTGAAATAACCTAATATGTTGAGCAAAGGCATAATAAGAACCCACGAGCAAAGACGAACCGATGAGGGGCAGGCATTTTTCACGACGACTAATATCATTGCGATAATCGGCACGGGCGAAAACGATTTCTTCCTGCTCAAAAATCCGGTAGGGTCGGGAAAAACCTTGCGCGTATATACAATAGTTGGAAACATTGAGGGCGGAGGAGTGGGGCAAGTATCCACGTTCAGAATCTATAAAAATCCGACCGTCACTGCGAACGGGACGGCGGTGACATTGACAAATAAAAAGTTCACGGGAGGAAACGCCACGGTCATGCAGGCGTTCTCGGCCCCGACAATATCGGCGAGGGGAACGCTAATCAGGGCGCAAACCGCCGCATCTCCCACGGATTTCAAGTTCGATATGCTCCTTTCGGAGGGAGACGCAGTACTCGTCACGGTTGACCCAACGCTTAACAATACTCTGCATAGCGTCATGGTCGATTGGGCCGAGGAATAATCTATGGCCAACTATCTCTACAAAACTGTTTTATACAAAAGCGGAGCGACAGTGATAAATAAACCGGCGTCGAATGACGCGGACCGGACGGATTTCGAGACCAATTTCAAAGCGACAGCGCTAAAAGTGGATAATGTTTTGATTTCGGAGACGACGTTCGTCTTGGAGCTGACCTATGCGCAGTTCAAGGCGAAAATAATCGCCCCGATTCTCTGGAGCGATGTCAAACACATCGAGGATGAGGCTTACAGGCTCAATCTTTTGAGCGCGACAATTTTATGAGAATGAAATCAAAAGTGGTATTGATTTTGCCGACAGTCACGGAAAATCAGATAGAATCGGCGCTCGACAACCATCTCAATAATGGATGGGAATTTGTTGGCATATTCCAGGTTGGAAGTAATTTTTTTGCCATACTTAAAAAAATAATCGCCCAATGAGATATGCACATCTTGGGCGGTTTGTGCTATAATTTTATTGAAACTTAAAATCTCTCTCTTATGAAAAAGTTTATAAAGTGCGTTGTAGAGGTCAAGGATACGGATAGGTTCCAGGTCCTTGCCTCAAACTCAGCCATTGATAGAGATGGCGAGAGTATCGATCCCAATGGGTGGGACGTGGAAAACTTCAAAAAAAATCCATCAATTTTATGGGCGCATGATTACAGTTCGTTGCCAATTGGCGCGGCTGAGATTATTTCCATAGATGAGCGCGGGCTTGTGGTAGAGGGCAGATTTGCTTCAAAAGAAGCCAATCCCCGGGCCGAGCAGGTGCGCTTACTGGTGGCAGAAAAAATTGTAAATGCCGTGAGTGTTGGCTTTATACCAAAAGAGCGAAACGGCAACATCATCACAAAAGCGGAGCTACTCGAGGTATCGTTCGTGCCGGTTCCGGCTAACCCCGAGGCATTGGCACTGGCCATATCAAAAGGGCTCGATATTTCAATTCTCAAGGACGAAAAATCTGATCCTGTGGATAAACCTGAGGATGCCTCTGAGACCGCAAAAGAAGCTGAGCCCGAAAAAACTCCTGAGAAAACAGCCCCAGTTGAAAGCGAAAAATCAAAACAGGAAGTTACCGAGATTCAAACAATTATTTTGAGTAAAGAAAAGTTCCCGGCGATTGCCGACGCGGAGAAGTGGGCCGAGGATAACGGATTCCGGCACGACAAGGTGGACGAGACCGAGAGCAGCTGGAGATTCCGGCAGTTCGAGCCCGGAATGTGCCAGGAGGATTCCTTTCGCACGATAGAGCTGACCGAGGGAGTCTCGGCCGCCATCTGCAAGCCGGAGAAGGGCAAAACTTGCGGGGGCGTGAAATGCTACGAAGTGGAAAAAATCGGCCCCGTGATGTCGCAGAAGAACAAGGAGATTATCGCGGAGGCCGTCAAACAAATGTCGCAATCAATCGCCGTCTTGGAGAGGTTGCTTACCGCAACCGAACCGTCCGAAAGGAGCGGCGGAAATTCTCGCGGGGCCGGGGATCAAAAGTCGAAGGATGGGGAAGGCTTGATAGAAATCCCTGAGGAGACGCTCAAGGGGCTATTGAGCTCATCCCGAGCTGCGGATAAGCACAATGAGCAGCTCAATGCGATTCTAAAGCGCATCCTAAGCGGTGCTTGAAAAAGATTTTTAGTATGGAACCAACCAAACTAACAGAGGAACAGTTGAAAGCGCTCTTGGGCCAGGCTGTAGAAGCCCGGATCAAGGAGCTCGGATTGGACCAGATCGACCGCAAATTCGGAATGTACCCGGCTCATCTTATCGGCAAGTCGCAGGAGGATCTTGCGAAGCTCGACAAGAAGCAGAGAGTAGCGGCCTTTTTCAAGGCTGTGTACCACAGGGACGCCCCGACTTTGGCGAACTTTAAGGCGATGAATGAGGGCACCGGCTCGGCCGGAGGCTTTGTTGTCCCGGATGAGTTTGCCGCGGAAGTGAACCGCATCGTGGAGGATTTCGGACTCGTTCCGAAGCTCTCGAAGCCGTATCCGATGGGCAGCGACACGCTGCGCATCCCGCGGCTCTCGGCTTCGGTGACGGTCAGCTATCCCGGCGAAGGCGCGGCAGCGACGGCTTCACAGCCTACGCTCGCCGAGGTTCTGCTTAGCTCAAAGACTTTGGTCGGAATCACGCCGCTCACAAACGAGCTGCTTGAGGACGCCAACGTCGACCTCGTCGACTTGCTCACCGAGCTTTTCGCCGAGGCCATCGCGGGAGAGGCGGACAACCAGGGACTTGCGGGTGTCGGGACCCCTTTCACGGGGATTCTCGGGGACGCGGGGGTCTCGGTTGTTACGGCGCCGACAGGCAACTCGACTTTCGAGCTTGCCTCGACACCGGACAATCTTCGCGACTTGATCGCGCAGGTGAAGCCTTGGGCTTTGCAGGGAGCGGCTTTCGTCATGCACAGAACAGTCTGGGCGATCGTACAGAAGAAAAAGAGCTCGACCGGCGGCGACTACTTCGCCTCGGCCGCGACTCCAGTTCTCACGCCGTCCGGAGTAGTGGGCATGCCGAACGCGGTTGCGGGTACCCTTTGGGGATATCCCGTGTACCTTTCCGACAAGATGCCTTCCACAACGGCAGTTTCCACGAAGTATATTATCTTCGGCAACCTCAGACATTTGTACTGGGGCCGCCGCAAGGATATCGGCGTGGACATTGCTCGCGAGGGCACGGTCGGAGCGGACAATCTGTTCGAGAAGAACATGAGCGCGGTGCGCGTGATGCAACGTCATGCAATCGCGGTCGGTCTTCCGGCGGCGTTTGCCGCGTTGAAAACAAGTGCTACTTGAGTTGAGTATGTATTGACTCTACGATTAAGAGGGTATAACATGGCCCCATGGCTATACCCTCTCGTAGATGTAAAATCTGCGGCAAAAGATTTTATAAATTGCTCAATACTTCAAAAATAGAATGGGAAAAATATAGACGATTTTGCTCGGTAAAATGCGCGAATAAAAATAAACTCGGCCGGATTCCTTGGAACAAAGGAAAAATTGGGATAATGGTCGCATGGAACAAGGGCATTCCATTCAGCGAAGAAAGTCGGAGGAAAATGTCCGAAGCAAAGCGTGGAAAAAAATGGACAGAATATCAGCGCAAATCCATTATTCCTTGCTTGCTAAGAGGAATTGAGCATCCGAATTGGAGAGGAGAAAAGGTTGGCTATATGGCGCTTCATTCATGGGTGAAAAGAAACTATGGAAAAGCCACGTTTTGCGAGCGGTGCGGGATAAAATCTAAACCGAAAATCACTTCAAGAGGCAAGCCGATGAGAAGTAAAAAAAACTATTTTGAGTGGGCGAATTTGTCTGGTCAATATAAACGTGAACGAAAAGATTGGGCGCAGCTTTGTGTAAAATGTCATTCTTGGCTGGACCATGGTGGCCATATCGATTGGAAAATGAGTTGATTATCCCGACTCTCGGCGCAAAGGCGCGTCTGTGCCGAGGATCAAGAGAATTAACAAAAATCGATATGAGCAAATTAAGAGCAAAAGTGAATATAATTATTGCAGGTGGGGAACGGATCGAGGCGGGGGAGGTTCGCGACGCAAAGGAGGTCGCGCATCTCGACCAGGCGGATTTCGAGGAGGTCGGAGAGGATGAAGAAACGGCCGATAAGCCAAAAAAATCAGGGGCGGAGAAGCCCAAATCTAAAGGGGGCAAAAAATAGCCCCTTTTTTGGAAATCTATGCCTGCACTTGCGCACAATTTAACCACTGTGGATAAAGTGAAAACACTCCTGGGGATAACCGGAAGCACGCACGACTCGGTCATCGAGCTTTTGGTGAACCAGGTCACTGATTTCGTCGAGTCTTTTTGTGGAGGGCGCAGGTTCAAGGAGACGACCTATACCAACGAGGAGTATGACGCGCCCGCTGGTGACAAGGTTTTTTTGCGTCAGCTTCCGGTGACCGGATCGCTCTCGTCCGTCCAATACAGGAGCGGAACAATATCCACGCCGACTTGGAATAACTTTAGCGCGGACGACTATCTGCTCTACGGCAAGGAGGGATATATCAAGTTCTTCGCGACGGTCGCGGTCATCGCGACCCGCGAGAAATCGTTGCGGTTCACATATACGGCCGGATATAAAATAGCTTTTGCTGACGAGACTGATCCGTTGTTACATACGCTACCGTTCGATCTCACAATGGCGGCGACGCAGATGGCGGCAAAACTTTTTAACCTTAGGGCATCTCAAGGCATTAAATCTGAGAGCACGGAGGGGCAGAGCGTGACCTATGCGGATCCGGGGCAGGCTCTTGCGCTGGCGCCCGAGGTATCGGCGGTGCTGGAGAAATATAAAAAGCACACGATAACGCTTTAGTTTACGACAATCAAATTTTGTGCGAACTTTCACGAATCAAAAAACAATCTCCGCCATCAAGCGGCAGACATATGTGGGCAACAAATCGAGCTATGCTTCGGTCGGAACGGCGACCGGCTATCTTCGGCCACTTTCGGAGGAGGCATCCTCAGTGAATGGCGTCCAGTTCGGATTCGGATTCAATCTGATAGTGGAGACTGACGTCGACATCCGGGAGACGGACAAGGTCACGATTGATTCGGTGGAATACACCGTGCGCGGCGTCGCCAACCACGATCGTGGAGGGGCGACTAAATATAAGCGTATTTTGATGGTAAAACCTGAGACTCAATAATATGGCAGCAATCACGGTCGAGATTAAAAACCTCGACAAACTAAAAAGAACGATCGAGAGATTTCCAGCTATTGCTGAAGGACACATCGGATTAGCGATCGCCAAAAGCCTTGCCGCAATACAGTTTCAAACTTTCCCAAGGACTCCGGTCAAGACGGGACGGCTCCTGGCCGACTTGCGCGTTCCGAGATTTGCACCTTTTCAGGGTTCGATAAGAAGTGACCTACCTTATGCGCGATTCGTACATGACAAACTACACGAAGGGACAAGATATAAAAATCCGTCAATGAATAAGCAGGCCGTAGCTGGATTCCTTGCCGTCGGGACAAAACGCGCGACCGAGAAGATTCAGGGGATATTTTTAGCCGCCGCCAGAAAGATAACGGAAGACGTCGCACGTCTCCGTTCCTGATATGCCGTATAATCTCGCGACAATAAGAACGCAGTTAAAGACGCTTCTGCAGACCGTTACGGAGGTCGCTTTCGTCTACGATCGGCGGAACCCGAACATCGAGGGCTATCCGGCCATAATTTTCGACGTAACTCGGAGCGAGAATGAGATGCTCACTAATACAGAGAACTTGCGCACGATAATGTTTACGATCTATCTGATCGCCGAAGTTGGGCAAAGCGGAGCCGCTCAGGCCAACAGCTATCTTGACACGGTCACGAAGAAAGTGGTCGAAGCGCTGGAGGATGTGGATAACATAACCCTCTCCGGCAATGTTGACTGGATGATGCCGGTCGAGGGGGACCGGACAGAGCAACAGAGCCCCCAGGGAGATACGGTATGGCAGCAGCTTGATTTGCGTGTCAAGGTGGCATCCTCTGTGCTATAATTTATTTATATGATCAAAGAGGCGAAAAATAAACTGCAAAAAAACGAGGCCGAAAAGGCCGCGATAAAATATACTTTTCCCGATCATGGTATAGTTGTAGAGGCGACCTCCCTGGAGGAGGCTAACCAAAAATTAAAAAATCTTTTGAACAATAAGCAATAATTTTATGGCAAAAATAATCGGCCGAAGATTAAGCATCGGAATAGCCAAGGAGGCGGTGAGGGGAACAGCCCTTGATCCCACATATTGGCTTCCAAAGATGGAGCTCACCCAGGACGACAAGATCGAGCAGATAGTGGACGAAAGTTCGGTCGGGGTCATCGAGGATGCACAAAACGCGGACGTTGTGTTGAAATCAAGCGACGGCGAATTGAAAGGCAGGATAAACGACACAAGCTTCGGATTGTGGATTCTCTCGGCGCTCGGAACAGAGGCGGCTCCGGCTCTCGTGGAGACTGGAGTGTACGATCATGCTTTCAGCGTCTCGCAGTCCGCGCAGCATCCTTCACTCACGGTCTCGGTCTCCGAGGCCAATGCGGGCGTGGGATTGCGCTTCGCCCTCTCGATGGTTGACAGTCTTGAGATGAACGTCGAGCTTGCGCGCTATGCAGAATACACCGCGAAATTCCGCGGCAATACCAGCGCGGTTGACTCCGTGACGCCGTCTTATACCGCCGAAAATATATTTTTGCCGCAGCATGGAGAGTTGAAGCTCGCGACATCCCTTGCGGGATTGGATGCGGCTTCTGCCATCTCTATTAAAAAATTCACGCTGACAATCTCGAAGAACCTGGAGGACGATCAGGTCATCGGAAACGTCAACGCCAGCGATAGGCTCAATAAGCAGTTTATGGTTGAGGGATCGATGGAGCTTCTCTATGAAGACCGGACATTCATCGACACCCTTTTGGTCGGAGACGCGGCGCGCGCATTGAGGATCCGTCTGACCAATTCGGCAGTCACGATCGGGGCGACTTCGAATCCTCGGCTCACTATCGAGCTTGCCAAGGTCAAGATCAGCGAGGTGGCGCGTTCTCAGGGAAACAATGACATCATCAGACAGACGGTGAACTTCAAGGGATTTTATTCGCTCACGGATGCGAAGATGATCACGGCCGTATTGCGGAATACTCTCAGTGCCGCTTATTAAAAAGTAATTAAAAGATTGCCAACTTAATTTTTTATTTCTATGGATCGAGAAACAAAAATGGTGGAGACGCCGAGGGGAAATAAGATCGAGATTAAAACATATCTTACGGGCGGGGAGATGCGGAAGCTCCACGCTATTTTTTTGAAGGGGGCCGAGCTAGACACCTCTAGCGGAGAGGATGGAAAGCCAGGCGTTAAGAATATAAAAGCCGACAGCTTTCTCGAGGCCGAGCGGAAGACACTCGAGCTGTCGGTGGTCTCGGTGAACGGATCAAAGGAGAACATCGTTCAGACCTTGCAGGATCTGCCCAATGATGACTATCAATTCGTAATAAACGAGATAAACAAGCTCTCCCAGGATTTTTTAGGCAAAGGGAGCGCATAGTCTACGGCTATCGCTCCCATATTTTCTCAGACCTCGGGGACGGGATTCCCGAGGAGATTTTAATTGCGGAAATGTGCGAACGGTTCGGATGGACCTATTATGAGTATCTATCACAGCCCTACTGGTTTATTCAGGTGATAAAAGATAAAATGGAGATAGAAGCCGAATACCAGAAAAAGGAGACGGAGAAAAATAATCCCAAATCAAACCAATATGGCATCAATTCCACTTGAGATATTGCTTAAAGCTCGCGACGAGGCCAGCGCGGTGATGAGCCGATTCAAGGAGCAGACCAAGCAGGTGACCAAATCCTTCGGCGCCCTAAATCCGGCGATACAGGGGGCTCTGACGCTCTTGTCGGCCTACGCGGGCACGCGCGGGCTTCAAGCCGTCATAAGGGCATCGGAACAGGCCGCGCTTTCGCAGGCGCAGGCCAAATTCTTCCTGCGCGGATTCATTCAAGGAAGCGGCGGGGTGAACGACGCCACCAAGCAGATTCAGGACTACGCTCGACAGTTGAGCTTCACCACCGGAGTGTCCAACAACGAGTTTCTGGTGGCCACGGCCAAGCTCGCCAACAGGATCAAGGACACCAACAAGGCGATCGGATTTACTAATACACTTTTCAAACTTCAAAGATTGGGTCTTTTGAATGCCAGCGACGCATCAAATCTTTTGCTTCGTGCGACGGACGGGAATCGCAGGGCGCTCATATTCCTGCTCGAGCAGCTCGGACTCTCGGTTCCGGCGTTCTCCAGCTTGGAGAACATAATGGCCATTTTGGAGGCCAGGGTAAAGGGGCTCACTGATGAGCTCAACCCTTTCGCTAAACAGTGGGATCGGATAAAAGCAATCTTCGACGATATTTTGGAATCGGCCGGGAAGCCTATTTCAACATTTTTTGGGGACATATTGGATGGAATAAACAGGATATTGGTGGCAAGTCCGGCGCTGCGGAATGTGATCGGACTTATAATCATCGCCGGCGCCTCATTTTTGGCGTTAGCTGGGGCCATTTTTATCATTAAGCCAGTGATAGCATCCTTATTTACACTAGTTGGAGTTGGAGGAGGAATCGCCTTTGGCGCACTGATCGCTACCATAATTTTTACGATGTTTATCCTCGGGGAGTTCGGGGTGACAGTTAAGGATGTAATGGACACTTTTGATCTGGCACTGCGCGATCCGATCAAGTTTGCAAATGAGCTTTTTGCGAGCCTTGTCGATACTTTTGGGACCGGCTGGGCTAGAATAATAACAATAACTTCGGCCGCTCTGTTCGCTATGTTCACGGCGTTGGCGCTGGGACTGGGGGGATGGATTGCGCTTGCCGCAGGTATTTTGGGGGCGATAGTCGCTGTGGTTGCGCTGAATTGGAATGAGATAGTGAGGATCATCAATGAAAATTCAGAGAAAATAAAACTCGGGTTGATTGTACTATTCTCGCTCCTCAGAGTGGTTTTCGGGGGAGGACTGGTGCTGATATCCACGATGTGGTTCGACGCGTGGGAAGGGTTGCGAGTCTTTTTCTTCGATGTCGCAGATAAAATAGTGACAAAGGCGCAGGAGGCTTTTCAAAAAGTTTCTGGTTTTCTCAAAGAGGCATTAAAGAATGTTGCGGAGATAGCGACCATATCGCCGAGCAGAATTCCATCTATTGGAGGATTAGTAGGAGGAATAATTAGCGGATTCGGAAAGGTTATGGGTCTTCCATTAAACGCTGAAGGTGGAATTTTCACACGACCAACACCTGGAATTATAGGCGAAGCTGGTCCAGAAGCCGTTATTCCGCTTAATCGGTTTGGCCGGGGATTCGGAGGGCTTACGGTCGTGATAACTGGAAATACTTTTATGAGTGGCGAGCAGGCAGCGATCCGTATCGGAGATATGATCGTCGGTCGGCTAAAGTTGGTATCTAAAATCGGTCTGTAAATTCTGTAAATATGGCCATAATTTTGAAAGTGAATGCGGTTGACAAAACTGATCAGGTGGATTGGAAAAGCATTGAAAAAATAGAGGTGCTCACAAAAGAACCGGACACGCTCAAGTTTTCAATCCGCAATTACGGGACTAAGACATATAGGCCAGTGCTCGGAGACGAGGTCACGCTTTTCGAGGATTCCACCAAAATTTTTGGCGGCGTGGTCATAGAGACCGAGGACGAGATAATTGCCAACCTCAAATTTTTCGCAGTTCATTGCAAGGATTTCACGCACACGCTGGATCGGAAGCTGGTCACGACTACTTATTCCGATACCTCGGCCAACTCGATTATCTCGAGCATCGTCTCGACTTTCGTCGAGGCCGGGTTCACTACTGGGGGAGTGAACGCTCCAACGATCATTAAAAAAATAGTTTTCAATTATCTGACTGTGTCCCAATCGCTGCAGAAGCTCGCCGAGACGCTCGGGAATTATGATTGGTATGTCGACTACGACAAGGTCATCTTTTTTTTCCAGGAGGCGGCGATAAGCGCGCCGTTCAATCTTACAGATACGTCCCAGAATTTCGTCTGGAACTCCCTCCATGTCGAGCAGAATACCCACCAGATACGAAACCACATCATCATCCGCGGCGGGGACATCCAGGGTGATCAGGTCACGAATAACCAGGTGGCGGACGGCGACCAAAGGGCGTTTTTCGTCGGGTATTCGCTGGACAATTTTACGTCGCAGAAAGCGCTCGCGGCCACTCCGACCACTTTCGTGACACTGGCCGTGGGAGCGGATGGAAAGGACGATCCGACTCTTTTCGACGCGCTCTACAATCCGAACAGGGGCGTGCTGATTTTCAGGGAAAACAATAAGCCGGCCGTAAATGACAGGATCAAGACAACCGGTATTCCGATTTTTCCGCTTATCGCTGAGAAGTTGGATTTGTCATCGATCGCCCAACACGGGACTTTTCAGTATGTGATCATTGACAAGACAATAAAAAGTCGTGCCGCAGCGTCGCAGCGGGCTGACGCGGAACTTCAAAAGTATGGGCAGACCGCAAACGAGGGAAGGTTCGAGACCCATACTTCTGGCTTGAGGACGGGGCAAACTATCAATGTAAATTCCAGCATCCGTGGAATCAACCGCGACTACAAGATTCAAAGGATAATCACGACGCTGCGTACGCCTTCCGCCTTGAGTTACGAAGTTCATCTCCTGGCCTCGGAGAATGTCGGCATGGTGGATCTACTTAACAAACTGCTTATCAAAGATCCGTCGTCGCAGATCGAGATCGGGCAAAATGAGGTGGTGGACAGGCTGTTCTCCATATTCGAGGACGTGGCGATCACGGAATCGGTGGCCACGTCGATCTCGCACAATCTTCAAGCCGAAAATCTCACGGCCGTGGAGGCCACGTTTGAGCAGCCGCTCAATTATGCAACCAAATTCGTCTTCGGGCCGTGGATTCCGACTGTCTCGGTGGGAGGGCCGGACACAAAACGCCAATTTATTTTGAACGGGTCACCGCTCGGTTAATTTGCTATAATGATTTTGTATGAAAAATATCAATGAGGGAGTCAAAATGGTCGGCATCTGGAGGTTCACCATAAGGGACGCCGTGACTGGCAGGATCAAGCGGGTGCAAACTTATAGAAATCTGCTTCCAACCGTGGGGAGAGCGGCGATAGCCAATCATCTTACGAGCGCAACGCCGTCTCCGGCCGCGCTCCGGATCAACAAGACGGCGCTCGGCACCGGCGTCACTGCGCCGGCGAATGGGGACACGCAGCTACAGACCGAGACGTTCCGCAAGGACACGGCATCGGCGACCAACTCCAACAACGTCGGATTCGTGACGGCCTTTTATACCGCGCCCGAAGTTTCGGGAACTTTCAGAGAGGCCGGGCTTTTCATAAACGGCACGGCGACCGTGAATAGCGGGACGCTTTTTTCGAGGGTGGCGATCAACATCACGAAGACGGCGAGCGAGACGCTCACGATCGACTATACCCTCACAATTTCTTAATAAGTAAAATATGTCCGTAAGAAATAATTTTATCGCAGGGGAGCAGGTTTTGGCGGTTGATATAAATGATTTTGCCTCTGCTATTTTTCAGAACGCCCACAACATTTTCGAGCTGTATCTTGAAAATTATTTCGCGAGCCAGATAACACCCTTTCAAGGATTATTTTTTGACGGATTTTCCAATACAACAAAAACGGCTTTGCTTACAGATGCCAACATAGATACCGCAAATAGAAAATTGCTTTTAAATTCTGCCGCTTCAATAGATTTAGAGAAGGACAGCTCTCAATATCTTTCCGCTGTTGATAGTACATCTTTGGATGTTCTTGCTGATGTAACAGTAGAAGTGAATGTTAAATTTGAAAGTTTGCCTACTGTTACTGATGCCGTGATTGTCGTAAAGGGAGGTCGTGCTGGTGGAGATAACTCTGGTAATTATTTTATTGAATGGCGACCAGCCGCAGTTGCTGGAACAGATAGATGGAACGCAGGTTTTAGACAAGCTGGTGTTAACAACGACTTATTTTTTAATGCCACTCCAACTCTTGGTCAGTGGTATCACGTTGCTGTTACAAGGAATGACGCAACTGGAGAAACTAAATTGTATTTAGATGGCGCATTGGTAACGACCCAAGCTAATACTGCTGGCAACTTATTTAATAATGCGGAAGCCGTAACCATTGGGGCAACTTCTGGGGCTAATAAATTTCACGATGGTAAAATTGATGATGTCCGAATTTGGAATACAGTAAGAACGCTTACCGAAATAAGCACCAACAGAACAATTGAATTGGTAGGAACAGAAACAGGATTAAAGGCGTATTGGAAATTGAATAATAGTCTACTTGATAGCACGGTGAACGGGAATACGCTCACAAACAATGGGGCTGCGGTATTTTCTACTGATATTGCGGTGGGTTCAAATCCAACTTCGGGAACTTACGAAAGCATATTATCGGCTTTCCAGCAGTCGATGGAGACGGCTCGGCTTTGGGTGGTGCGAAATTTCTCGGCGCGCTTCAATCTGGCGGCCAGCATATCAATCGGGGCGACGACCTTGACCATATCCGGCGACCAGACGGGGAAATTTGCCAACACCAACACTATTGATATTTATACTTCAACCAATTTGTTGCGCGAGAGAAAAACGCTTACGGCCACGCCCACTTTCGGCGGCGGCGTCACCACCTTGACCTTTTCAGCCACGGCCAACGCCTATACTACGACCTCTTTCGTGGAAAGGGTTGACGTCAAACCTCAGGTGTCGCTGGTGAATAGCGGGGCGGCGGCGAGCTATGCGGACATGACTTTTGTAAAATCCATAGTCGACTTCACAAACAACGAAGTTGAGGACGAGTACACCTACACGTCATCACCGGCGGAGGAAGATTTGAAAGTGAAGCTGATAGTATCGAGGGTCGATACTGCTTTGACTCCTTACGCAAAAAGATTGGGAGTGTCGCTTAATACATAATTTTATGAAAACTATAAGAAGCCAGTCAGGCGCGATTGAAAACTTGCCCGACGAGGAGGAGTTGGCAAGCAGGGACAAATATAAAACGAAAAAGAAAGGGTCTGACTTGTCCGACGCCGATATCAAGGACTTGGTGTTTCAGCTGGCAAAAAGAGGAAATCTTATTTAAATATGGATCTTGTGCAACTCACAATGCAGGCGGGAGGAATAGGAGTCGCGATCTACGCGATATCCATTTTGAAGACGCTCGTGTCCAACCATTTAACACATTCTACGACTGCTTTGGAAGAACTAACTCAGGCCATAAAAGATTTGCGGGAATTTTTGATTAACCATAATGGCTAAAAAATTCATTCAAGATGAATTTTTTTATGACCAACCATTCCGCTATGGATTTTATTGTGCTGGCCACGGGTCAGAAGCTGGAGATTTTCGATCCGATTGTCGGATTTATCATGGTTCTTATGATGAATAATCTCTCCCTTTTTAAGTTTGCGTCCCAAAAATTCTTCCATTTTAAGGCGATGCTCAAAAGTATATATGCGGGTGATTTTATTGAAGATGAGAATATATCCACCTTGAAAACGCCGACCACCAGACCAAGATGGAGATTTTTCTCCATGACGAGAGAGGGAATTGCATTTATGGGAGCAAAATTTTCCTAAACTGGATGTTTTATAATATGAGAACTCTTTTTTGCAGGTTAGACATTTTGATTGAATACGGGATTTTGGATTATAGTTTGGATTTAAGGAACCGGAAAAGCGTTGAACATGATTTGCGCGTCGGCAATTTTTTGAGCAAAATTTGCGATTATCTGAGAGAAATTTATAAAAAAATTCTTTTTTGCATTGAAAACATTTTGTGGATATCATATAGATATATTATAATACAAAAGCTATTAAAGAGTAAATAGTATGTTTTTTGATTTTCTGCGCAGGAAAAGAATTGTTACGCTTGGCGGGGCGAATCCGGACCCGATATTGGGGGGACTGCCGTGGCTAAAATTCGGCGGGATGTTGCCGGAGTCTATGCCGAGGTCGTTCTCGCTGCGGAATCTGATGCCGAAAGCGGGTATCCAAAAAAACTATGATTGCGTGGGATGGGCCGGGGCGTACTTACGCGAATATCAGGAAACCGTAGAGACCGGGCAATATGAGGATTATTCGGGTATGGGAGTCTACGCGATGGCAAAGCAGATCGACGGGCTTTCGGAGAAGGGAACGTGGCTTCACATGGCGACGTATGTCCCGATGAAGTTCGGGACGGTCCTTGAATCGGATTATCCGGAGATCCATGTTCCGGCCGATCCGGTCATGCCGGAGATATCGCGCTCCGCGATGGATAGGGCTGCGAAAAGAAAGACGAAAGACTCGGTGGCGGTGGAGGTCGGCGATATGCACCAGGGGATCAGGCGCGCGCTCGTCGAGCGCAGGGCGCCTGTCGTGATCGGAATGTACTGGAGAAAATACGCGCAGGTTGAAAAGGACGGGACTCTCATGATGAGCGGACCCATAGTGTTCGGCCACGCGCTGACCGCGACCGGTTTTGACGACGACAGGGGGGCGATCGAGGTCCTCGACAGCAAGGGGCGCGAATGGGGGGACGAGGGGTACGCCTGGATCCCATACAGCACGCCGTTGTATGCACAGGGCTGGATCTCCGCGGACCTGCCGAACGAGGAGAAGGAAGTGGAGAAAGTCCCGACGATCGAGAAGCCACGCAACCTCCAAAGCGAACAGCGCAATGCTATAATGCTAAGGGAGGCCATATACAGGGCTTTCGCGGCCACGGACAGGGCGCGAGCACTCGCCGCCAAGGACTGGTTTCGGCTAGTGAATGCGGCAACTTATCTCGGTTACTCATTCACAGACTTGGTGAATGACTTATACTCTCGGAGCAGAAATCGCGGGCCGATATTCGACCTTGCCGTCCATCGTGTTAACCGTTAAGAGGGAAGTTAACATCAAAAATGAGTAGATTTGACTAAAAATGAGTAGATTTTAAGAATATGTACAAGATTTTGGAAAAATTAAGAGGACGCAAAACTTATCTGCTGGCCGCGGTCACGGTTCTGTATGCCGTATCCGGATTGATTTTGGGGCAGATCGAACAAGAGAAGGCGATCGAGCTCATCCTCGGGGCGCTCACAGTGTCGGCGTTGCGCAACGGGATGCCTAATTCTTAACCCGCGCTACGGTTACCTTTATAAAAAGGTGGGCCGGAATTGCGGTGGTTTTGGCGATAGGGGCTGGGGGAGCGTTGGCGATTGTCAGGGAGTCGAGATTGACGGTCGAGACGATCGGCGCGTGGGAGATTCCCGCGATCTCGTATTCGAAAAGGTCCTCGCAAAAGACGAGTGGCTCCTCTTACTGGGGATCGCCGGAGCGGAAGGAGCACTACTTGCCGCTCATAAAAGACGCGGCGGAAAGGCATGGAGCTGATGCGGAGCAGATGATGGCCGTGGCGATATGCGAGTCGGGATTGAATCCGGAGGCGCTTAATAAAAATGATCCGGGGACTGGAAGCAAGGGATTGTTTCAATTCCAAGACGGTACGTTCTATGGACACGCCGCGCAGATGGGAATCGACTTGCCGGATATTTGGAACGACACGCAACAGATCGAACTGGCCGCTTGGATGTTCGGTCGGGGATTGCAATTTCATTGGACTTGCGCCCGGATGATCGGGATCATAAAGTAAATATGGATGGGGACAGATCATTAAAGAACGTGCCGGAGAATACGCAGGCGACGATCACGACTGTATATTTGCGCGGAGGTTTCTCGCGTTCCGAGCTCGGCGAGCTCTACGGTTTGAAAAAAATGACCGTGGACAAGATACTTGCTAAGAGGGCCGGGCTGGGTACGAGAGCTAAAACCGTTCTCGATCTTCCGGAAGACCATTAGACCCTGGCAGGGCCGACCACCGTCTCTAAAGGACGACCTGGGGCTTGCGCTTTGGCGCGGCGTCCGGGCTTGCCGGTTCGGGGAGTCCTGGCGGCGGGATGGCTCCCACGGGATGAATCCTAATAGGGCGCCAGCGTTGAAATTCGGTGCTAAATAGGGGCGATTCGGGGTTATTGGTAGTCTGGTGCTATACAAAGAGGGGTTTGATCGGTATTCGGGTACGAAAGTGACCTTTGGCACTTGACATAATAGGCGGGATATGGTATGGTGGTAACGTAAAAATTAAGCAGTGACCGATTGCCCGGTTGCGGATAGTTTGATGATTCCGGGCATTGGCGCCGGAATTTTTTTATGAAATGGAACAGGAAAGAAAAACCATTCATGACCAGCAAAGAGTTTTTCCGCGGGAAATGGCAGCGGGTCGGATTTTTCAAGACGAAAAAGGGCATCGTGATTCGACCGTGTGGGAAAGGTTTATGAGCAAGCGGATTATCTATCAAGTGGTCACGGCCACCGCGGAGCAGAATGAGAGCATGGCACACAAAATCCAGTTTCGGTCGTTCAACTTGGAGAGCGCCAAAAAGTTTGCCGAGGGATATCGCAAGGCGAATCCTGGCATGGCTTTTGTTGTGCTCGAGGAGCGGCACGAAGTGGTCGCCGATATTTGCGGTCTTTGGGAAATAGACCATGATGCCGGTGGCGAGAAGGCGCTGGATTATTTTTGAGGATCGCGCGCGGGTTCCAAGGCAGGAGGAGCTCGCGCCTTTGGAGGTACATATTGGAGCGAAAAAAGTCAAAGGGGAGAACCCGCTGCTGGCGGCGTTTTGGGAGGGATTTAATTCAGTTAAGAAATCAATATGAGCTGCAGGGAAACGATTGAAAAAAACGACTCTATAAAAAGCGATGAGACCTGGATCGTGGAGATCCGGAGCGAGAGGGACGGGCGCATTGTAGTCAGCCACGGGAATGTTCAGGGAGGATTTTTTATCGTGCACAAAAAGGGCGATGGCGATATGGGAGGTATGGGAGGCACCAATCAGGGCGTGTTCGGCACGGCACCATCGATCGGGGTGTGCCTTTTTAAGGCGCCCGAGCAGTTGGAGCGCATGGCCATTAAAATCGGAGTACATGATGCGATAAAAAAGACGAGGGAGATGATGGAGAAACTTTGAGTATGAGGTACCAAAAAGATTTTTCCGCTCCGATTGAAAAACGCTTCTATGCGCTGGGAATATCAGTGCGGGCGTTTAGCGATCATTTTGGATTTGGAGATACTTATTTGAGGCTTTTGTTCCGTGGCGGGGCCGTTGCTTCTCCAAAGTTTTTTTCCAAGCTGATCGCAGCCATATTAAAAGTTGAGCGCTGGCCCTACCTAGCTTCAAAACTCCGTGCAATTACTGCAAAAGACAGGAGTTTGTGGGCCAGGGGAGAAGCGGCGCGAGTTAGAGATCGGCAGATGATTAAGATGCGGAAAACCGGCGCTAAGCTGCACGAGATTGGAAAGATTTATGGCATATCCAAGCAGAGAGTCCAGGCAATAGTTTCCGAATATGAAAAAAACCGATAAGCTGACAAAAAGGCAGGTACTTGCGATTCCCGGCCTCGTAAATAAGAGGGGCTGGAGCGTCGGCGCCGTGGCGGGATTTTACGGGGTGAGCTGGCAGGCGGTCTGGTACTGGGTAAAGCAGCTGCGGCGGCGCGGTTTTGAAATCAGGACCCGGAAAAAAGGGTCTCGGTCTCTGCTGGATTCATGACGGAAATCGGCTATGCTTGGGATGTATGCCGTCTCGAATAAGCCGAACATTCAAGGCCCCGAAAAACGGGGGATATCACCACCGCGATCATAGGAGCAAAAAGGGCCGGGAGCCGTTGGCGCCGGTTAAAAAGCGCATCCGGGCGCGGTACAAGGGGCGCATCGAGGAGATGAGGATCGAGGAGGAAGATCGGGAGGCAAGGGATCTTTTCAATCGAATATAAAAAACCACCGAAGATAATTCGGCGGGTGGGAAAAAATAAAGCTAAATTTTAAATTTTGGTGGGACTTTTATCACCTAGGTTTAATTGGTTGTGGACAGGTCGGGGCATGGATTGTGGACTTGTGGATAACTGCGGCGTTGACTTTACTTTTTAGGGCTGGCATGATAGGGTTGTTATGTTAAAAGGATTCTCAAAAAGTCGATCGACATTTGGAGAGTACCGTGGAAACACGGACTTTTACATAACTCAAATACCGACGGCGTAAGCTGGCGGTTTTTTGATTGAAAAAAAGGGCAGGATCATGGGGATATTCCACGATGGCCGCGCGCTATGGGAATTAAGGACGTACGCGGCAACCGCTGACACCTAAAAAATTAAGCGCAAAGCGAAAAGTATCCGGCTCGATGGCCAAGGCTGTCGGCTAGGAGCGCCCCCGGTAAAGTGTCGCCGTGGCGGGGAAGTAGCCCAGCTCGCTTAAATAGATTCCTTCCGAAAGGAAACCCGAATAAGGGAATGAAGCCGGCCTATTTAATTTTTTGTTTTTTTGCCCGATTTCAATCAGGGTTAATGGAATTTCTATGTCAAAAATTGATTTTCCACGAAGGCGAAAACACGGGAGTGAGGCGATAAACTGGTTGCTTGATTACATGGAGTTTCGATTGGAGCTTCGGCGTCTTGACGACACTGAGAAAACAAACAGACTCTATACTATGCATGCGATAAAAAAGCATGGGGCGGCGACGGTCAGGCAGATGATAGACGCCGCCGCGGAATCGGAGTTTTGGCGGACGCGCGTCACTTGTATGCGGACGATCTACTACAAGGGCGTTCAAATACTTTCCTCCGTGGTTAGGGGCGGAATTAAAAGGGAACGAATATCTTGATATGGATCATGTCGGAGAAATTATAAAAAACGCCGTGAGTAAAAGAATTTCGGAGGGAATGTTTTTTAAGGATGGTATCAGGGAAATGAAATGCTCCGAATGCGGAGAGAGAGTCGGAACCAGGCAGGCGAAATGCTGGGGACAGGAAGTCGACGGATTTTTCATGTTCGATTGGCACGACCATGTCTCGCATATTCCGGCCGTTCGGGAATCGTACGGGTTGTCGACGAAGATCCGGAGAGGGGCGGATTTTGTCGTGGTGGTTTACGGGAGGCCTTGCTATATCACGGAGATGGAAAAAGAGAAATATCTTGATGCTTTGATGAGGGGGAACAAGATCGTGGAGATACGCGGATACGTTTTTGATCGCGTGTATCCGATCATGCCGTACGAGGATTGGGTCGACGAGGAACAGAGAAGAAATAGGCGCGTGGAAGCGGTGCATTTTATAGAGGATTGAGATGGGGACAAAGGACTTGCATCGTCCCGGCATCCATGGCAAGATGATCGTGTTCGTGGATTGCCCCGCGTTTTCAAGCTCGTGGGCGCAACCCTGACCCAGGAGCTTTTAGTTTTTATGAGAAAGATATATTTATCTAAAGGCAAATATGCGCTCATAGATGATGATGATTTCGAGAGAGTCAGCAAATTCAAATGGAGCATGGGTAAAAAATATGCCGTTCGAGGGATTTGGAATGAAAAAATAAAGAAACTTAAAACTGCTTGGATGCATCATTTTGTGCAGGGGAGATTGCCGCCAGAAGGATTTTGCACCGATCATAAAAATGGAGATCCGTTGGACAACCGGAAAGAAAATCTAAGATTTTGTACAAGATCCCAAAATAATCAAAATAAAATAAAGAAAAAAGGGAAATCAAAGTTTGTAGGTGTAAGATGGCAAAAAAAAGGAAGTGGATGGGAGGCGCAAATCAATAAAAATGGGAAGCGGACATATCTAGGTTATTTTAGGAATGAGATTGAAGCTGCAAGAGCATACGATAAGGCGGCTAAAGAAATTTTTGGGGAGGGTGCGAAAACGAATTTTGATCTGCGGCGAGATCTACGGTAAGGTCTTGCCGGAGCTCAAAAGGGCTTCACTGTCGGGTCGAGCAGTTATTAAAAAATTATTCAATTCAAAGGTTTATGACTGATAAATTCAAGAACGAGATCGACGCGACTGACGGATTTTTCGCGCCGATAGGCAACGCCAAGCCGTGGTTCAAGATGAACCTGTTTGGATTCGCGGGATCCGGCAAATCGTACACGGCGGCATTGACGGCCGTAGGATTGCATCAGCGGATCAAATCGCAGAAGCCGGTGATCATGTTCGACACCGAGACGAGCTCTAAGTTTCTCAAGCCGATGTTCGAGGCGGCGGGGATAGCGGTGCTGGTGAGAGAGAGCCGATCGTTGGCAGATCTCAAGGAGACGATGAAACGATGCCGGGAAGGGTTATCCGACATCTTGCTCGTCGACTCGCTGTCGCACGTCTGGGAGTCATTCCTGGAGGCCTACAAGCAGGCGCCGACGAAATACGGGAGGGGAGCAAAGACGCGATTGGAGTTCCAGGATTGGGGAATCATAAAGCCGACATGGAAGGCCGAGTTTTCCGACCCGTTCGTGCGCGATCCGGTGCACATGATAGTCACTGGCCGCGCCGGGTATGAGTACGAGAACGAGATCAACAAGGACACCGGCAAGCGTGAGATATTCAAGTCGGGAGTTAAAGAAAAAGTGGAAGGGGAAACTGCTTACGAATCCGATCTGCTGGTTCTCATGGAGCGATTGCAGGAGATGGAGGGCGGGGAGATCAAGCGGGTCATGCGCAGGGCAGTGGTCATCAAGGACCGATCGACGCTCCTGGACGGCAAGACGTTCGAGAACCCGGCATTCGAGGATTTCGCCCCTGCGGTGGATATCATCCTCAAAGATCCGATCAAGCGCGAGCAGACCGCGGAGCTGGATGCAGCCGAGTTGGTCAAAGTTGAGGACGGCAGGCGCGAATGGGTCAGGCGCAAGGACATCGCGTTGGAGAAGATCGAGGCCTATCTGGTCGCGGTATGGCCCGGGCAGACCTCCGAGATGAAGCAACTCAAGGTCGGGGCGCTCGAGAGCGCGTTCGGCACGCCGAGCTGGACGGAGATATCCGGCATGAAACCGGAGACGCTGGAGGCGGGACTCACGAAGCTGCACGAGTTCGTGGAAAAGATCATCGCCTCGAAAAAGGTCGCGGAAGCAGAGGCGGAGGAATCACCGGCCAAAAAGGCAATGAAAGCGGGAATAGCCAAGGGCAAGGCGGCTTTCGAGGCCGAAAAGGAAAAGATGAGTGCTTAAAAATTAAATGGCGGGAGGGCGGGACGTGATCCCGCTCTCACGGCCAGGGGGGAAAATAAATATGCCGAGGATAACTTTGACAAAAGAGCAGTGGGAAATATACAAAGTGGCGAACGATTCGGCGGCGCAGGCCGAAGCGCGGACGCCACTCGGAGACAAAAATGCCGGCGGCCGATTAAAGAGAGCTGGGATATGGCTGTTAAAATGGAAGGAAAAGCATGATGACGTTATTTTCGGCGCGCTTGCCGGGGTCATGGGGATTTCATTTATTTTTACGCTTCTCGATCGCGAATGGATGGTCGGGATTTTGCAGGCGATGATCATGCTTTTCATTTGGAGCAATAGGGAACAGGTGAGACTCAGGAAACGCGTGTTTGATCTGCTCGACGAGGTGATCGGCGATAACAAAAGTCTTCAGAATGTCCTGGGGATACTCGGGGAGGACAACGGGGAGAAGGCGCTGAAGGTGGTTCGCGAGAGCGACGAGGAGGCGGAAAAATAATATGTCCGTGATTCTGATTATATTGGCGCTTGCAATCGGGTTGGCCATCGGCGCGGACTTAGGGTGGTGCTGGGCGAAAATGGACGATTGGCGCTCGGTCGAGCGCGCCATGAACCGATGGAGGAAGCGCGGATCGGCCGACGCGGACAACTTGCTCACGGAGATATTCTACGAGCTGCGCGCGCGCAGATGGCCGTGGTCAAAAATATAAAGAGTGGCCATAAAAGCATCGGGGGGCTACAATTAAAGCGTCCCTCGGCGACGGGCTTCAATGTTTCAAAGGGGCGCGGTCGGCAATGGCTGCTCTTTGGAGGGCATCGAGGCCCATCGGCGGGGGACGCAAACGCGCTTATGAGCAGGGGAGAAATTAAAAACGAGGATCTGGCCAGGTTGTTCGAGCTCGATCTTAACGGTGAGCCGGGGTTCATGGACGATCCGTCGGAGAAGTGCCCGGCCGTCATCGTGAAGGGCGCGCCGTCCGGGCGGGGGCTGGACGCGATGGTCAAGGAGTTCAACGAGGACATGCAGAAAATCGTCGCGGCCGGATTGAAACCCGACTACTGGCGCAACATCCTGCCGTCCAAGAAGTTCGAGGGGTACGTTATTTTTTTGAGATGAAAATCAAGATCGATAAAGCCGACAAAGTATTTAGCGAATTCATACGGCGGAGGGATGGACGATGCGTCAAATGCGAAAGCACTGGCGACGGGCCGCTGGGGATAGTCGGACTCCAATGCTCCCATTATTTCGGGCGGCGCTCGGAATCGACTCGCTTCGATCCGGAAAATTGCGATGCGCTTTGCTTTGGATGCCATCAGATATGGGGCTCGGATGATCGGGAGGGATATCGTGCATTCAAAATTAAGCAGCTCGGGGAAAGGGGATTCAAGTTGCTTATGGTCAGGAACAACACCTATCAGCGAAAAGACCGGAAGATGTCGCTAATCGTGGCGCAACAGCTTATTAAAACATTGGAAAATTAAATATGCACTATCAAAAACTTTTCAACGAGAATCGTAATTGCCTGATGCTCTCCGAGTGGGAGTGTCTCGTGGGCGGGTGCGGATATCATTTCCTGACATCCTTAAAATCCGCGGATGCTATTGCGTGCCCGAAATGCGGCGCCAACATGGACGGCGCGGGGCGGATCGTTCTCTCTCAGGTTGAGTGCAGGCACGAGGCTACAACAGACGGCCACGCGTATCGGCCGGGCGTTCTGAAGGATTAGCCTGCTGATTTTTTGTTTATGATGAACATTCCAAAACCGAATGACGGCATGACGACGGTCGGCATCAAGACGCCGAGAGGTTGGCGATGCTCCAGGAAAAATTGTGTGGCGCGGTATAAGCACAGACACAATACTTGGGGGGATGAATTAAGAAAAAAATAATTATGCTCAATGATTTTCAAAAAAAGATGGCCGTGCTGATTCTCAAAGAAATTATCGCCGAGTTTGAGGGAACAGGAGAAGCGCATGCAGAGCCGTTGCACGCTGGCAAAGCGCGCAAGAAGCGCGAGCCGGGCCAGCCTTATCCCTGCTGCGGATCGGCCGGGGGCCCGCACAAGCCAGGGTGCGCGAATAAGAGGCAGAAAGTGTCGGCCGGATTGAGGGAGTCGCGGAATCCCAAGAGTTGGAAATGTGGGGACTGCGGATTCGAGTTTGAGTCGAAATCGCCCCGTATAGATTTGGTTTGCGGCAAATGCAAGGGAGTGCATATAGAAAAAGTTTGATATGCAGATAACGGCCGCGCAAAAATGGAGGCTGGGGGAGATAGTCAAGGACTTGGAGAGCGTCGGATCCAGGCCGCAGGACAAGGTCATCATCGAGAAGTTCGGCGAGGAGGCCATCGGATGCGCGAATATGTTTTTGAGGGCGATCATGGCTGGCATGGCTTCAAAGGGAAAAAGCGTAGCAAGCGCGATCATTGGGGACTGGCATGAGGGAGGAATCACGGCGGTGATATTAAATGTAAAGGAGAGAAAATATGGATAAACTTTTTTGGAAAACCGAGAAGCGGAGGGTGAACGAATTGGTCCCGTTTGAGCAAAATCCTCGCCAAATGGGAACGCGCGAGGCAGAGCTTTTGAAAAAATCGCTGCAGGATTTCGACTTGGTGGAGATTCCGGCCGTTGACGCCGACAACAAAATCATCGCCGGGCATCAGCGTCTCAAGGCCATGCAGCTTCTGGGCCGGGGCGAGGAGGGGTTTTGAGGACCTGCGCGGAGGATGATTTTCAGGATTGCGAGGATTTTGGAGGCCAAGAGGCCGGAGTTTGCAGTGCTGGAGAATGTCAAAGGGATATTGAACCACGATGGTGGAAAGACGGTTAGGAGCGTGTTTGCGCTTCTGACTTCAAAAAAGTATTTCGTCAGGATGGTGCTGCTCAATTCGGCGCATTACGGGTCGGCACAAAGCCGCGAAAGGGTGTTATTCCTGTGCTCGAGGAGTGATTTTTCGGAAAAAAATCCGGTGGTTGTCGACGATACAAAAAGATTCAGGGACGTCAGGCAAGATTTTGGGCCGTTCAAGACTATAAAAGACGACGAGAGAAACCGCCTTAAATTGGAGCAAAAAAGGGGCTCGTTTAATTTCGAGCTGGTTGGCGGTTGGGACAGGGTCGGAACGCTCACGACGCAGGCGGGTTGCGGGGAGAAGGCGGCGCAGGAGAGGGATGGGACGTGGAGAATGCTGACGCCCCTCGAGTGCGAGAGGCTGCAGGGGTTTCCCGACGGATGGACGGCGGGAGCCCCGGATTCGGCGAGGTATTTTGCGCTCGGAAACGCGGTTAACTGCAGGATGAGCAGCTATCTGTTTGGAAACTATCTCAAGGGGGTTTGGTGGAAATAAAATTAGACAGTTTATGAAAAAATACGAGACAATCACCTCGCGTAAGAAAATCGCCAAGTTCGTGCGGCGGCAGATGAGGGGATCTGATGTGATGGCCGGGATGAAAACAGGACGGATCGCCTTGATCAAAGACAGGCCGCGATGGTTGCCGATTTTTTTGTGGAATTGGATGGTCAAAATCTTGACCCAAAAACCCTTTTAAACCTGATATATGCCAGCGCTCGCTATTGAAAAACAGGCAGAACATCTCAATTTTCTCCGGCTTCTAATGGTAAGCAGGCCGGATATAACATTGCGACAGGCGCAAGACGCGTTTTTGAAAGGCAGAGGACATAAAATAGACTTGGATTATTTAACTAAATTAAGGCGCAAGATATTGGCGGAAAGAGAGCACAGATACTTCAACCCGAAGCTGGACGCGGAGGTCGCCAAGATAGAGGATACGTTCAACGCGATTTCGAAGGAGATGTGGAAAATTGTTTTTTCGTCCGCATCGACAAATCAGGAAAAAGCCCGGGCGGCCGAGACGATTCTCAAGGCTCATGACCGGCTGCTGCAGGCCAAGATGGACGCGGGGATATTCGAGCGTCAGCTTGGCAAGCTCAAAGTGGTGCCGGGACTTTCGGACGAGCAGTCCGCAATACTGGCGCGCGCGATAGACTATGGATTTCAGCGAAAAATTGAGGGAGCAGATAAAAAACCCGAACTTCCGTCGGGAGCTGGCTAGGCGCTCCCTTTTTTGGTTCGCGCACATCTATCTCGGGAGGCATCTCGGTCTTCCGACCCCGGATTTTCACCGGGAGATTTACGCCGAGCTTGAAGTTCCGCGCGCCGCGCCGACGTTGATTGAGGGATTCCGCGAGAGCGCCAAAAGTTTTATCGGAACGCTGGCGCTTCCGTTGTGGTCGCTCACGCCCAAGCGCAAAAAGTTCGTCATCATCGCGGGGGAGACCGGCGCGCAATCCAAGCTCAACATCTCAAACTTGAGGGCGGAGTTGGAGACGAACGATCTTTTGATTTCGGACTTCGGGCCGTTCAAGGATGCCAAGGTGGAGGCGGAATGGACGAGCACGAGCTTGGTGCTGGCGGGCGGGCCGCGAGTGCTTTCACGCTCCATCGGGCAGAAGATACGCGGCATGAAGCACCGGGAGGCCAGGCCGGACCTGGTTATCGCAGACGATATCGAAAGCGCGGAAAGCGTCCGGCATAAGGAGCAGAGGGACAAGACCGAAGAGTGGCTTTTCTCCGAGGTGCTTCCGGCCGTGGACGCCGTCTCGGGGCGCGTGGTGGTGCTTGGAAACCTGCTGCACGGGGATTCGGTCATCTCTAGGCTGGAGCGCAGGCTCGGCGAGATAGACGGCAAGGTGCTTAAATATCCGCTGATGAACGATGCGGGAGAGTGCCTGTGGCCGGAGAAGTTCCCACCGAAAATCATCGAGGAGAAAAAGGCGTTTCTGCGCCGGTACTTCGAGCGCGAATATATGCTGCGGCTCGTGCCGGACGAGGGGCAGGTGGTCAAAAAAATATCCACGTATGACATACTCCCAAAAATAACTGAGTTGGTAATCGGCATCGATCTCGCCATCAGCAAAAAACAAACCGCGGACTTCACGGCGATGGAGGCCGTGGCGCGGGGCGAGGACGGGAAGTTCTACGAGGTGGCGAGGCGCAGGGGACGGTGGGACTTCAATGAGATGCTCAAGGAGACCGAATCGTTTTACACGGCGCTGGCTTTGAGGTTCCCGGGGATTGCGCTTTCATTCGCCGTCGAGGACGTGGCGTTTCAGCGTGCGGCCATAGAGGAGATCCGGCGGAGATTCGGGTTTCCGGTGGAGCCGATAAAGCAGGGCACGGACAAAAGAGCGAGGCTGGAAACAATCGCGCCGTACTTCGAAGCGGGTCAGGCGCTCTTTCCGCGCGATTCCGACGGGGAGACGGAAAATGAGCTGCTCAATTTCGGGACCGAGGCGCACGACGATTTAATCGATGCGCTGGAGATGGCGCTGCGCGTGCTCATCGGCCGGACGAATCCGCACATTGTCTGGATTTAGTGATATACTGGAGATGAACATTTTTATCTTTCAGCGTCGCAATATGACCATAAAAGATTTTTTCAAAAGTTTTGGCCGAGGAATTAAGCAGGGATCGGACGCGTTCATTTCGTCGTTCGGCTCGGCATATAGGCACATGCTGGGCGGGGGAGCCGAGAGAAAATATCTGCAGGAATATAGAAACTGGGTATACGCATGCGTTCAAGCCCGATCCGAGGAAGTCGGCAACATCCAGCTCCGTCTTCTCAAAGACGGGGAGGAAGTTCCGGAAAGTGAGCTTGTGGACCTGATCCACGGAGTTAATCCGTCGATGACAAAGAGCCAGCTTTTTGAAGCCACCCAGGCGTTCCTAGACCTCGACGGTAATGCGTTTTGGTTCCTGGCCAGGGACGCGAAGGGAAAAGGCAAGATAAGGGAGATCTGGCCGCTTCGGCCGGATCACGTGACGATAATGCAAAGCAAGACAAACCCGCTGCAGGTGGAGGGATACGTTTACCAGTCCGGGGCGAATAAGGTGGTGCTGGCGCCGAATGAGATCCTGCATTTTAAGAATTTCAATCCATTGGGCGAGCATCCTTTTCCGCATCGCGGGATGGGGATCGTCGAGGCCGCGAGCTGGTCAATAGACACGGACAATGAGGCGCGGCAATGGAATTTCTCGTTTTTCAAAAACTCGGCCAAGCCGGACGGAGTGCTGGTGAAGGAGGGGGCCGGAGCGATGTCGCAGGATGAATATCAGAGGCTGAAGGAGCAACTGAATCAGGAGCATCGCGGAACGCTGAACGCGCACAAGACAATGGTGCTTTCCGGGGGTCTCAAATGGCAGGAGATATCGCGCTCGCAAAAGGAGATGGATTTTGTCGAGCAGAGGCGTTTTTCAAGGGACGAGATTCTCGCCTTGTTTCGCGTACCTAAATCAGTGCTTGGCATAGTCGAGGACGTGAACCGGGCGAACGCGGAGGCGTCAAATTACATTTTCGCGCTTCGCACCGTGAAGCCGCTCATGGAGCAGATAGTGGAAACTTTGAACGAGTTTTTGGTGCCGGAGTTTGGCGAGGGGTTGGAGCTGACGTTTGATTCTCCTGTCCCAGAGGACAGAATCCAGATCGTCGCGGAATACACGGCGGGACTGGACAAGTGGCTCACGCGGAACGAGATCAGAAAATTGGAGGGGCTGCCTCCGTCGGAGAATGGCGACACCATATTCGGACCACTGGCATTCCAGCCGATAGATCATGTTACCGAGGAAAAATCCGCACCGAGGAGCGCGGAAAAAAAATCGGGAACGAAATCGGGAAATGTGATAGCGGAGATAGTTTCCAAATTCAATGAGAAAAAAGAGCCGGAGAAAAATCAGCTATCGGAGCTGGCCGTGAAAAACTACGTCGAGATTTGGAAAAAAGCGTTTGAGGTGGAGACCGAGCCGCTGCGGAAAAAAATCGACATATTTTTGGCGGCGCAGGAAAAAGAAGTGCAGAAAAATATAAGAGAGGAATTGAAAGGCATCGAAGTCAAAGAGTATCAATTCAAGGCTGCGGAGGACTTTCTTTTTGATGAAGATGAGGCGATCGAGGCGGGGATCAACCTGATTACCCCTAATCTTCGCCGATACGTCAGGCAGGCCGGAGATCAGGCATTTTTGCTGACCGGAGCGGAAGGAGCATTTGATCCCTCTAATCCGAACACTGAGAAATTCATTAAGGAGAGAGCAAAGGAATTTTCCGAAACTTTCAATGAAACCACTGCAAAGCGTCTTTTGGATCAAGTTAAAGAGGGATTGGAGAAAAATGAAACTACTGAGGAACTTTCGGAGAGAGTGTCTCAATTCTATGAAGGAGAGCAGGATTTCAGATCCGAGCGTGCGGCACGCACGGAGGTGTCGGCCAGCTCTAATTTCGCTGCGCAGGAGGCTTATCAACAAGCTGGTGCTGAAAAAATGCAATGGATCGTTGTGGACCCGCAGGATGAGGATTGCATCTCAAATGAGGGAGAAATCGTGGACATTGGAGACGAATTTCCTAGTGGGGATAAGTTTCCTCCAGTTCATCCTCAATGTGTTTGTACGGTGCTCCCGGTGTTTTAGTATGAAAACGAACTGCGCTCATTGTGGGGAAAAAATCGAAGTCAAAAAATGCAGACTTAAGGAGCGAAATTATTGCTCGCAAAATCATCATCTTTTGTATGCCTATAAGCACGGACTGGTTGATGGCAAAAAAATAACCGAGAAAGCACATGAAACTTTACGCAAAAAGGGCCACTATAAACGGGACAATAACTATCTGATATTATAAAATCCCGCAACTCAACTCGGTGCAAGAAAAAAAATCAGCGATGCGAAATTGAAAAAAAATTGGATGAGCGGACGTTTCAAAGGAGAAAAAAGAAAAAGGACACCATGTTATCGAGGATGGCGCTGGGATGAGACCAAAAAAGAAATCATAAAGAGAGACGGTTTGCGGTGCGTGGAGTGCGGGATGAACCAAACCGAGCATTTGATTAAAACAGGGCAACCGCTTCAGGTTGATCACATACTTGCTTACAATGTTTCTCGGAATAACAATCCTGAAAATCTACAAACTCTTTGTGCATATTGCCATGGAGCTAAGCAAAAAATAGATATTGAATTTTGCCCATTATGACCGATGAAAAAGAAAAATCACTCCGCCGAGCGATTAAG